GCCGACGCGCCGCGGGTGACGTCGGCGCAGATCGGGGAGACGGAGCGGAGGGCGCGGGCGCTGGAGCGCGACCGGGCCCGCGCCCTCAAGAGGTCGAGGAAGGCGAAGCGATGAGGTTGTTTGAGAGGTTGTGGCGGATAATCATCGAGAACCGCCGAGTGCGCAAGAGCATCGAGGCGCGGCGCGCCCGCAGGTGCAGGAGGTCGATAAGATGACCGTTATGTGGGACGTGCAGGAGAGGAGCTGCGCGGTCTGCGGGAGGATCTTCATCCCCCAGGCGCCGAAGGCCAAGTACTGCTCGGAGGAGTGTCGGAGAAAACACGAGCAGGACCGTGCGAGGGAAGCGAGACGCAAGGGTGCCAAGCCCAAGCGCGACAGGGTCGACCGCTACCTGGCCGGGTCTGGCGCGGTGCACGACGAGATCATGGCCATTCGGCGCGAGGTCGCGATGAGATTTTAAGTTTCCGCAGGTAGACATAGGTAGATTTATAATTAAGGCCGCTGGCGTAGGAGCGCCGGCGGCCTTTGGCAAAGACGCCTCCCGGCATCCTCTATGTGGCGTAGAGCATGGTACCACGCGGGAGGTCACATGGACGCAAGGGAATACTTCGATACCGTACGGGCCGCCCAGCGCGGCATCGACCGCCGCCTGGCGGTCATCGAGTCGATGCAGGCGCGCGAGCAGGTGCGCGCCCAGCGCTACGACGCCGTCGGCAAGGGCGCGCACGGCATGGACTTCATGAGGTCCACCGACGACCGCATAGACTACGAGCGCCGCAGCGGCGCCGAGCTATCCGAGCTGCGAGATGAGGTGGAGCGGGGCCGCGAGCTCTGCGCGGGCGTGCGCTCCGCCAACCCGGACAAGCGCTGGGGCGACGTTCTGGAGCTGCGCTACTGCGAGGACCGCACACTGCAGGAGATCGCGGGGACGCTGGGGGTGTCGGTGAGGTCGGTGAACTCCGACCTGTGTGCCGCCCTGGACTGGACGGACATGGTCGGGCTGGCGGCAGCCCGATCAGGTCTTGGCCGCGCTGCAGTCTGAACCGCATATATCTCTATCGTTGCCCGTTGGCCCAGCGCCGGCGGGTTTCTCTTTACCTGCGGACTGCACGCGATTGCACATAATTGCACACCGTTGCGCGTGATTGCCTACAGTTGCACGCGATTGCACACAATTGCACGCCGTTGCACGTTGTGGCTGGGATATAACTAGGGTGTCGATTCGCAGCGCCGCCCGCGCGGTGTGCGGGTCGGATGTGCGTGGAAGCACAGATGAGTGGCCGGGGTCCCCTTAGCAGTTCAGGGCCCTGGCCTTTCTATTAAGCAACAACCTAATGAGGTGGGTCCGTGGTCACACGCGAGGCTATCGTTCGCTCCGCAAGCCGGTACGACACCGTCGTGGCGTGGGCATTCCGCCGCGCCCTGGGCATCGCCCGCCGTGCGGGCGGGCGCAAGTGCAAGGGGGCCGGCAAGGCCGTCGAGAGCCTGCGCTACGCGGGGCTCGAGGAATGCATGGCCAACCGGGGCCGCTCTCCCGTGGAGCGCTAGCCGTAACCACCAAGACCCGCTACGCCAACGGCCACGCCCGCCGGCAGGTGCGCGCCTGGCTCAAGGCGCAGGGGCTGCCGTGCCACATCTGCGGCATGGCCATCGACTACGACCTGCCCGCGGGCGACCCGATGAGCTTCGAGGTAGACGAGATCGTGCCCGTATCCAAGGGCGGCTCGCCCATCGACCGCGCGAACGTCGCGCCGGCGCACCGGATCTGCAACGAACGGCGCGGCAACAAGAGCCTCGCCGCGCTCAACGGCTCGATATCGCCGCGTCCCCGTGACGTGGGCTGCTCGACATCGCTGCCGTGGTGACGCGACCCTGGGGGATGGTCCCTCCCCGGGGGGCTGAAGGCTCGCCCCACGGCATTGCGCCTTTTTTGCGCAGGCCCCGAAACCGAGTCCATACCGGGAGGTGCATGGAATGTCCACGAAGTCCACGAAGCCGAGGGGCAAGCCCTGGACCGCAGACGAGCGGGAGTTCGTCAGAAATGCGTACCCGGCGCTCGGACCTGCGGCTATCGCGAAGAAGCTCAAGCGGTCGCGCTCGGGCGTGTGCGCCCTCATCAAGAGAATGAAGGAGAGCGGCGAGATCGCGACCGGCGAGTCCACGGGGGGGTCCGTGGGCGCGGGCGTCTCGGCGCCCCCCGCGGACGGCCCGGACGGCCGCCAGGACACGCTCGGGAGGCTCCGGTGGGTGCGGCAGATCATCGAGCGACAGCTCTACGACGCCGAGCCTAGCCAGGCGGCACGGCTCGCCAAGGAGTACCGCGAGACGCTCGAGCAGATTGAACGAATAGAGGGGGCTGGGGAGGACGGTGGCGACGATGTCATCATCAACGCCGTCTCGGTCCTGCGCGACGTCCTCGGCTAAGCCGAGGCTCCGCCTCGTCCAGCCCTACGAGAGGTCCATCGGCTCCCTCGCGGTCGAGCTCGCCCCGACGATGGGATACAAGCTCGTGCCGTGGCAGGAGCAGCTCGCCCACGACATCGGCGCCGTGGACGCGAGCGGCAAGTGGGTCCACCCGCGCGTCGGCATCTCGGTCGAGCGCCAGCAGGGCAAGTCAATCGTCCTCATCGTGTGGGTCGCGGTCATGGCTGCGCTCGCCGGCTACAAGGTGCTCTGGACCGAGCACAACTACTCGACGACCATGGAGATGGTCGACCGCTTCCGCAAGATCTTCGGGCGCCGCCCCGGCGACACGTCGGAGGGCATCCCGTGCTGGCGCAAGCTCCTGGTAGAGGTCTGCTCGCAGACCGGCCAGGAGTGGATGCGCTTCAGCTCTGGCGGCGTCATCCAGTTCTCGACGAGGACCAAGTCCTCGCGCCTGGGCTTCTCGTTCGACATCGTCATATACGACGAGGCCCAGGAGCTCACGGGCATCCACACGCAGGTCATCAACCCGACCACGACGTCCGGCGCCAAGCACAACCTGATGATCGTCTACGCCGGCACGCCGACCCGCGCCGGCAACCCGGCGGAGGTGTTCAAGAACCTCCGACAGCAGGCGTGGGAGGGCGGCGAGATAGCGTCCGACCTGCTCTGGCTGGAGTACGGCGTCGAGGAGATCGGCGACATCTGGGACGAGAGCCGCTGGCCTGCGGTCATGCCGTCCCTGGGCTATCACGCCGACATCCGCGCCATCCGCACCGGCATGAAGGACATGGACGAGCTGGGGGCCGCCCAGGAATACCTGGGCTATTGGCTGCCTCCGCAGAGTCAGGTGGAGAAGCCCATCATCGGTGCCGACGCATGGGGCGCATGCCTCGTGGGGAGCGGCCCCGAGCTGACCGCCGGCTGCAGGGTCTGCGCCGGAGTGAGGTTCAGCGCCGACGGCTCGACCGTCGCCGTGGCGTGCGCCGTGCGGCAGCCCGGGTCTGCGACCGTCCACGTGGAGCTTCCCTTCTGCGAGGACCCCGAGCCCAGCACGGATTGGCTGGCCTACTGGATCGCCGCGAGGGCGGGCAGGTACGCCTGCGTCGCAATCGACGGCAAGGCGGGCGCCGGCGCCCTGTGCGACAAGCTCGAGGGCATGGGCATGCCCAAGGACTACATCCTGCGCCCGAGCACCGACCAGGCCGTGACTGCCGCAAGCCTCATCTCGTCCGGCGCGAAGGCGGGCTCGGTCACGCATATCGCGTGCCCGGCGCTCGACCTGTCGGCCGAGACGTCCCCCAAGCGCAAGATCGGCTCGTCGGGCGGCTGGGGCTTCGGCGGCGACAACGCCGCGCCCATCGAGGCCGCGGGGCTGGCGCTGCTCGCGCTCAACACATCGAAGAGAAAACCCGGAATGAAGGCGAGGGTCACTTGATCTCGATTCCTTACGCCGTGGCGTCCGCCGACGGCCTGCTCGAGGAGGACCGCGAGACGGTGCGCTGCCTGCTCAACAGCTGGCAGACCCATTACAGGGGCAACCTCCTGCGCTCGGACTACTACGAGGCGCGCAACATGCTCAAGGACCTCGGCATCGCCGTGCCCGACTCGCTGCGCGACCTGGAGGTCGCGTGCGGCTGGGGATACAAGTGCGTGGAGGTCATGCGCGACCACATCGCCTTCGACGGGTTCACGTGCCCCGACGACGAGGACTTCGACGGCCTGCTCACCTCCGTGGCCAAGCGCAACAAGATGGCCACGCGCGTCGGCAAGGCCGTCAACTCCGCACTCAAGTACTGCTTCTCCATGCTCGTGGTGACGGCGGACGAGGACGGGCACGCCCGCATCTCGGCGTACCCGCCGACCCTGTGCACGGGCATCTGGGACGACGTTCACGAGTGCCTGTCCTCCGGCATGTTCGTCGTGTCGTTCGCCAAGGACCGCGGGCGGCCCACGAACCGCCCGGACTGGGTCAACGTGATGCTGCCGGACCGCATGGTGCGTATCCGCGAGGTTCGCCGCAACGAGTGGGCGGCGGAGTACGTTGAGCACGGCCTGGGTGCCGTGCCCATGTTCGTCATGCCCCACAACCCCGACGACGACCGGCCTTTCGGCGTGTCCAGGATCAACTCCGAGGTGCGATGGCTCATCGACTGTGCCATGCGCGCCAACGTCAACGAGGAGATCGCTGCTGCGTTCGCCGCGTCCACGCAGAAGTACCTGCTGGGCACCGACGGGGACGCGTTCGCCGACAAGACCAAGTGGAGCGCCTTCATCGGCTCCATCTTCGAGGTCACCAAGACCGAGGACGGCACGATTCCGCAGTTCGGCCAGCTCACGCAGCCGAGCATGCAGCCCATGACCGAGCACTTCGGCAACCTGTGCAAGCGCATGAGCGCCGCGACCGGCATCCACGTGGGGCAGTTCGGCATCATGAGCGACAACCCAAGCTCCGCCGAGGCCATCTACGCCGAGAACGAGCCGCTCATCCTCAAGTGCAAGAGCTTCATCCGCGAGGCCAAGGCGGCGCTCGCCAAGGCCGCGACCGCCGCTATCGCGACGGAGCTGGGATGCTCTTACGATGAGGCCGAGGACGCCTGCGGCGTGTCCGTCCACTTCCTCAACCCCGCCATGCCGACGCTGGCCCAGCAGACCGACAGCTCCATCAAGCTCGCGTCTGTGGTCGAGGGCTTCGCCGGCACGCCGACCTTCTGGCGCCTCAACGGCCTCGACGACGACGAGGTGCGCAACGTCTCGTCCGAGATCAGGCGCAACGTGACGCGCTCGGCGGCGCTCGACCTGATGGCGGGCGTCACCCAGGCGGCGGAGCCCGCGCCGCCCGCCGATGATTAGCGCGGACGAGTTCGCGGCCTATAACCGAGCAGTAGCGAAGATCGGCGACAGGGCGGCATCCGATGTGGAGGCCGCCGTGCTCGCCTGGTGCCGCGCCCACGAGGGCGCGACCGTCGCCGAGAAGCGCGAGGCCGCGAAGCTCATCATGGAGGGCTTCGTCCAGGGCTACGACGACGTCGCGGCGGAGTTCGCGGCGCAATGGTACGACGACCTCGCAGAGCGCAGCGGCGCCAGGCTGCAGCAGGCCGTCACCATGACGACCTACAGGCCAGAATCGGTCGATACCGTTGCCAGATACCAGGCGAAGAAGCTCGTGAAGGGCGGAGACACGGCGTTCGCCAAGGCGTGCGGCGAGTACGCCCGCAACGACGCGCTCCGCAGCCTGAACGAGACGATCATCTCCAACGTGGGCCGCGACAGCGGCAAGGGCGTGCGCTTCGCGCGCGTGCCGACTGGCTTCGAGACCTGCACCTTCTGCATCATGCTCGCGAGCCGCGGCGCAGTCTACCACACGCGCAAGTCCGCCGGCGAGTTCAAGCACTTCCACCGGAACTGCGACTGCAAGGTCGTCCCCGGTTTCGAGGACGATCCGGACGCGGAGCTCGTGGAGGGCGTGAGCCCGGAGGACCTGCGCGACCTGTGGGTCCGGTTCAAGGAGATAGATGACTTCGGTCTACCGAAAGTGCAGGCAGACGCCGTTAAGGCGACGACATGCCGTGCTTTTGGTCTTTGTGATGATGACCATTTGGCATATGCCGATGCCCTGGACGCGGCCATGTCCAGCGCCTCCAAAGCATTCCGGGCCAATGGGAGAACCCCATCTTCGTATGACGCAACCGTCGGCGAGCTGCTGAGACTTCTCGGCGAGCAGTGCGGGGTCAATGCTGCCGGTTCTTGGACGCTAGGAACGAAAGGCAAACCGATATTTGCGTTGCCGGACGGCAGCGAGGTGTGGGCGGTGCTCACGGCGATGGGGGATGGCGATGAGGCCGTATTTTTGCCACAGGAAAGAGAGATGGCCCCGGACGTTAGGACTTCCGGTGGGTACGCCGAGATAAAGACGCCGAGAAGCGTCAGGAAGATCGCTGACAGACTAAAGCACGCTTCTGAACAGCTTGGTGCGTATGGTAACCGGGATGGAGACGTATATCTGAGCCTGCTCAGGCTCAAGTCCGACGAGCGGGCGGCTATCGATGTGGCCCAGAGATTCGTGGACGATGGAACTATCAGGAACCTTCACATCGTGCATGCCGACGGGACAATCGAGACCCTGAAAAAAATGGACGCGGGCCTCGGTTCTTAACCAGGGTGCGCGTCCTTTACAAGCATTTTATCACACCGGGGCGTGGCGGAATGGCAGACGCGCGTGCCTCAGGAGCACGTGGGCATCGCCCGTGCGGGTTCGAGTCCCGCCGCCCCGACCAAAACGTTGAACCAGGCCATCCGCACGGGTGGCCTTTTTCATGCCGAAAAGCGCCCCGCACGGGGCAAGACGATGCCCCACACGGGGCGGAAATGGAGGGAGCATGGCCCAAGAGACCACGCCCACCGAGACTGAGCCGACCGGACCTGCACAGGACGGAGACACCGGTCAGGAGCCCGACTACAAGGCGCTCTACGAGAACGCGCTGAAGGAGTCGCGCAAGTGGGAGAGCCGCTCGAAGGCGAACCTCAAGGAGCTCGACGAGCTCAAGGCGGCCGCGACCAAGGCCGATCCGACCGTCGAGGAGCGCCTGAGCGCGCTCGAGAGCGAGAACGCCTCCCTCAAGGCGAGCGCCGCCCGCTCCGCGCTCGTCGACTCCGTGGCCAAGGCCACCGGACTCGACCGCTCCATCGTGGCCACGCTCAACGGCGAGGACGAGGACGCGCTCACCGAGCAGGCCAAGGCCGTGGCGGCCATCACGAAACCGGCCGGCGGTGCGCCGAAAGCGCCCGAGGCCGGCGGCAAGCCCAAGCCCGGCAAGCCCTCCAAGAAGGACATCCTCGGAATCGAGGACAAGAAGGAACGCATGGCGGCCATCGCCGCCAACATCGACCTCTTCAAATAAGGGGAGAAAGGGGCCCCAATGCCCGATATCAAGACCCTCGCAGCCGCGCGCAACGTCGACCTCGTGAACACGTTCACCAAGTCGCTCGAGAAGCTCACGGCGATGCTGTCCACCTGCGCGCCCATCCACGCCGCCGTGGGCGAGACCCTGCACCAGAAGAAGATCACCGGCAAGCTCTCCGAGGCCAAGTACACCCCCGGCCAGGACATCCCGCTGTCCAGCTACGACTACGAGGACGTCACGACCTACGAGGTGACGCTCAAGCCCTACCGCAAGCAGACCACGCTGCAGGAGGTCAAGAAGCGCGGCTACGACGGCGCCGTCGACAAGACCGACGCGGCTATGATCTCCGACATGCAGCGCGACATCAAGAAGGACTTCGTCGCCGCGCTCGGCGCCGAGGGCACCACCGCCGCGATCGGCAAGAGCCTCGTGGCCACCGCCGCCAACGCCTGGGCCGCCCTGTCCAACCTCACCGATGACTACGGCTTCGGCAGCGGCGAGACCGTCTACTTCGCCAACCCGGTCGACTTCGCCAAGCAGATCGGCGAGTCCGAGGTCTTCAGCGCCTTCGGCATCTCCTACATCGAGAACTGGGCGGGCCTCGGTACGCTCGTCTCCACCGGATCCGTGGCCGCCGGCACCATCTACGCCACCGTCAAGGACAACATCAAGGTCTACGTCGCCCCGACCGACGGCGACGACCTGTTCGGCTTCTACTCCGACGAGAGCGGCTACATCGCCGTGTCCCACTCGCCCGAGCTCAAGAGCCTGACCTACGACACCGTGGCCTACGTCGGCCTCGTGTTCTTCGCCGAGTACATCGACTTCGTGGTCAAGGGCACCATCGCTCCGACCGCCTAGCAACCCTAAGGAGCATCCATGATCGCTTTGGTTACCTACCCGTACCGTGACCGCGAGACCCTCGCGGTGCATCTCGTCGGAGAGGAGGTCGAGCTGACCGAGGCGCGCTTCGCGGAGCTTTCCGCCGGCGGCCACGTCGACCTCCCGCCCGCCGGCTCCGAGGCCGCTGCGGATACCGCAGAGAACGCGCCCGCCGAGGACGGGGGCGGCGAGGAC